TGATCAGATGGATAATACTACGTTCCATCTCCTCAGGATGAGTCTTACGTCATCCGTTAGCCAACGAGGCTAACCCATCGGCGAATCGACTTAAAGTCGCCGCGCTTTACACTGGTCTGGAAATCCAATCCGTTAGTATCTCCTTCGAGATAACGAAGCGGATCGGACTCCACAGGTTCGACTAGGCAGTAGTCTAAGTCGAATTGCGGAGTTAATCCAGGGCGAGTCTCGCCTGCACAAGAATTTGTGCCGTCTCTAGCCATCGACTGAAGGAATGGACTCTCTGACGAGAGTTCTTCCTCAGTTTCCGGTAAAGACGGTACGTCTTCATTGCAGAGAGTCCTCGAATCGTGTTGGACATCCGATCCACTACTACTTGAGTGAGCCGAGTCCGATTCCAATCGAGATTCAAGGCAGCGTCTGAGAAGACGTTGACAGGTATCTTGATCGTTAGCGAACTCTCGCTCTCCTCGAGAACGTAAGTAAGATTTGATGCCCCACATGTTGAGGCAGGCGATTTCGTTTCCATCAATATCATCCTTTCTTTTGACAGGTTGATAGTGTAGCCTCTTCTGTTTGAAGCCACACGTATCTTTGTTATAACGAAGATGCGTAGTGAACAACAAACTAAGATGAGCTAACCCGGACCCCATAGAACGGGCCCGTGGTATGGTAGATCTCACCACTCGCCGGAGAAGATCACGTATAACTTGGGCAACGTGCCACTTACCTGTTAAATAAAACAGGTCAGCGGTCGCATTCCAAGCCATTACGTGCTCTGGTCCCCAGCTGTTATCCGCGTCATGCGGCTCTTGTCTGGCATATACGGGATTAACCGGATAGCCATTAAAGAAATCCGCACCACAAGACTCCCGAAAATTAGATTTCGAGAAAGACTTGTCGACGTTAACCTTGAGAGCGTAGCTCTCAAGGTACCGGATAACAAAGTCCGTGTATTCTACGGGGATAATAATATCATCCCCATAGATATCGATCAGTTTGCCATAGTGGCGAATAGACCGAGAACTCGGACGCGTACCATCGAGTTGATGCATGGCACTTTGGATAAGTGTATAAAACACCATCGATTCTACGGGAAAGCATAAAGCTGAACCCATAGAAGCGAACTTCCAAAGCACCAAGTTCGACCCGTCTGGTAACGTAGCATGAAGCGATCTCGAATCCTCAAGATAATCGAGGATACCTGAGTTCTTGAAGATACGACGAACCAAGTGCGAATGCACACGGTCCGAAGCATCTTTCAGGTCGATGGTCGACAATCGCTTATCAATGCTGCTACGGTAGGCGAGTACTTGATTGACCTCTTGTCGCTGAAAGCGAATAGAGGATCTAGTCAGGCTATTTTGCTCGAGAATGGGGTATATGTAGTCCTTAACGGACTGTTGCATATACTGAACATTCGCAGGCTCGATAGCAATTACTCGTGGCGCCGTTTGCGTCTTAGGGACAAATACTACACGTACGGGAAGTTCATCCCGGAGATGACAGTATTTGATCCCTTCGGTGCACTCGGCTCCTCTCCGACTTTCCTCTGCTGCGACTCCGTAATTGGGGTAACAGTGGAGGTCTGAAGGAAAGGAGTACTCTGACCTGGTATACCACTTTGCAAGCCGATACCTCTCGTTAGGGAGATAACGATCTGCAGTG